AAGCTTAAGTCTCTAACTACCATTTAAAGTTATTCATATGATGGCTGACATAGCCTTTATACCACGCTGTCAAGCATTTGTCAATAGAAAAGTGAGATTGAATGAAAAAAGTTACAGTGCATTATGTAGACAACAAAAAGTTCTACGAAGAGATCCTAAAATACAGAGAGAATGTCCAGAAAGCAAGAGCTGAAGGTAAACAAGATCCACGTTTACCAGAATACATTGGTGAGTGTATTTACAAGATCGCAAAGAAACTTTCCACTATGCCAAGGTTCATCAACTACTCTTACCGTGATGAGATGATATCCGATGGCATTGAAAACTGTATAATGTATTTCAAAGATTACAATCCAGAGATCGGACAGAATCCATTTGCGTATTTCACACAAATCATATATTATGCTTTTCTTAGACGAATAGGAAAAGAAGAGAAGAACAGATATATCATATATAAGAACTACCAGGAAAGCATTGTCAACTCAGGCAACTCTGGATTTCTTGTAGACAATGATGATAATCACTTGATGCCAACTCAGATGTATGATAACATCAATGACTTCATGGCAAAGTTCGAAAAGAGAGAACACGAAAAGAAAGTAAAGCGTAAGCAAACAAAAGAAGGCTTACAGAAATTTTATGAGGAAGAAAAAGATGAGCAACGAAGTGCCGTTTCAGATTGAACACCTGATCAATAGCCTACTGAATAAGAAGGAAAATGTTCACTTGAGACAAAACTACAGACAAAGATTAGTTAACATACAGGAAGCACTTGACAAAGCTGTAAAAAAGTACGATAATGAACTTTATATAGCTAACACTCAAGGAAAGAAAAAGGCATAATGGCCAAAATAGCATTGATTACCGATACTCATTGGGGAGTCAGGAATGATTCCCCAATCTTCTTGGACTATTTCAAGAAGTGTATAGATGAGTTTTTCCTACCCACAATCAAAGCCAACTATGTTACCGATATCATTCATCTCGGTGATCTGGTAGATAGACGCAAGTATGTAAACATCAATACCGCGTATCGTCTTCGCACGGACTTTCTTGAAAAGATTGAAGATGCTGGTATTCCGATGCATATTATTGCTGGCAATCATGATGAGTATTATAAGGACACATACAAGATCAATGCTCTTGAAGAGTTGGTTGGTGATAGATATGAATACATCACCACACATTCTACTCCTTACACTCTCAATATTAGTGCGTGTGAGATTTTGCTTATGCCTTGGATTACTAAGGATAACGAGCAACAAGCATTTGACGCAATCAACAATAGCAAAGCACCCATTCTAATGGGTCACTTAGAACTGGAAGGTTTTGAGTTTTATAAAGGACAAGTATCTGATCATGGACAAAGTTCTAGCATTTTTAGTCGCTTTGTTAGTGTTTATAGTGGGCATTATCATCACCGCAGCAGCCGCAACAATATTCACTATCTGGGTGCTTTTTCTGAGCACATTTGGAGTGATTATAACGATCCTCGCGGCTTCTCAATACTTGATACAGAAACACTGGAAGTTACTTTCTATCGTAATCCTTTTAGTATTTTTCATATGGTATCTTACGATGATGTGAAGCATCCTGATATTATTGAGAAGATTCATGCCACAGATTACAGCAAGTATAAGGACACATATGTTAAGATTGTATGTGTGAACAAGTCGAATCCATTTGCGTTTGATATGCTTTTGGAAAAGCTACATCAGGAATCTCCAGCAGATATCTCTATCGTTGAGGATATCAATCTGTTTACCGATACCAATCCTGATGAGCTTGTGGATCAAGCACAGGACACTCCTACCATTCTCGACAGTTACATTTCTAACTTGACTTTACCTGTAGATAATGATAAGATGAAAACTTATATGCGTGAAGTATATGTGGAAGCTATATCATTGGAGAATGTGGAATGAATCCTGAATACGCACACATCGGTGCCGCCGATGATAAACTTATAGAAGAGATGGCCGAACTAACAAAGGAACTTTGTAAGGTCAAGCGTTTCGGTATGAGTGATAGGAATCGTGAGAACATTATTCTTGAGATTGGTGATGTTGAATACCGTCTCAATGAATACAAGCAACTCATGGGCATTCCATGAGTGAAGCAGAGATATCGGAAAAGTGTTATGCTATCTTGACTAATGAAGTTATGCCAAGAGCAAAGAAGTTAGGTCTAACACTAAATGAGTTTTGTGATCCTACAGCAGCGGGTGCATTAGCAAGACTTGAATACGATGGTATTATCACAAGGAATACTCTTAGAGAAATCCTTGATGAGAGAGTGAAAGAAATCCAAAAGAATGATAACATTCAAGAAAGTTAAGTGGAAGAACCTATTATCTACAGGCAATCAGTTTACTGAGATCGATCTAGTTTCCGCAAAAACAAATCTAATCATTGGCGCTAATGGTCATGGCAAGTCCACTATTCTGGATGCCATGACATTTGTGCTTTTTGGTAAAGCATTCCGCAACATCAATAAGCCGACACTGGTCAACTCAGTGAATGGCAAAGATTGCGTTGTAGAGATTGATTTCAATACCAACGGTAAAGAGTATCGAATCATTCGTGGTATCAAGCCTAATGTCTTTGAGATTTGGGTAGATGGTACGATGATTAATCAGGATTCAGCTTCGCGCGACTATCAAGAGTACCTTGAGAAGTTCATCCTCAAAATGAACTACAAGGCATTCACTCAGATTGTCATTCTTGGTTCTGCATCTTTTGTTCCTTTCATGCAGTTATCTCCTGCTGATCGTCGTGCTATCATCGAAGGTCTGTTGGACATTCAAATCTTCTCGGTAATGAATGTACTGATGAAGCAACGATTTGCGGAAAACAAGCAGGCACTTGAGAAGAACCGTATTGAACTTTCTTCCAAGAAGGATCGCAAGTCTTTCATCGAAAAGACACTTTCTGGACTCAAGAAGAATAGCAAAGACAGATTGGATGAACTTGAGGAACAACTGAAGGATTATAACAATCAGAAGCGCAGTCTTCTTTTGGAAGTAGAAAAACTTGTAGAAGAACGCAAGGCTTTACAGGCTGATGTAAATGATCTGGACAATGTTAAGAAACAGTTTCATGATGCTATCAAACTTTATACTCAGGCTGATACCGAAGCCAAGAGACTTGATACTGAAAAGGATATGTTAAAGTCAACTGACGAGTGTCCAACTTGTAAGCAGCACATTGAAGAAAGTTTTAAATCAAGGCGCGTATTACACCTTGCTAATGAGATTGGTAAACTTTGTATTCACGCAACTACATTAGAAGGTAGTTCGAATAGACTGCTGGAATCTATCAATGAAAAAGAAAAGAAGGTAAAACGCATTCAAGGTATCACCGCTGATATCTCTGCCAAGAAGCAGACAATGATGCACTTGGTATCTGTGATCAATGATACTGATGACGCTATTGAAAAAATCAATACGGCCGATAAGCTTGTACAGGATGCGGAACAGGACTTGGATGCTGTAGACTCAGAAATACATGTCCTACACTGTATCCAGTCTGATTGGTTGGAAGATCGCAAGTACATTGAGACTGCACTAGCCCTATTGAAAGATGGCGGTATCAAGACCAAGATCATCAAGCAATATATTCCAATCATCAATAAGCTTGTCAATAAATACCTCGCTCAGATGGGATTCTTTGTAAACTTTAACATTGACGAAAACTTCAATGAGGTAATCAAGTCTAGATATCGTGATGAGTTTTCCTATGCGAACTTCTCGGAAGGTGAGAAGACACGTATTGATTTGGCGCTAATGTTTACCTGGCGCTCTATTGCCAAGATGAAAAATTCCGTCAATACGAATCTGTTGATACTGGATGAAATCTTAGATGGGAGTTTAGATGCTAATGGCACTGATGAGTTCCTAAAGATCATTCAGACCTTGACAGATGATACGAATACATTTATAATATCGCACAAGACTGACGCGATTGCCGATAAGTTCGATAAGACTTACCGATTCGAGAAAATCAAAAACTTTAGCAGGTTAGTATAATGACAGTGAAAGAAACAGCAGAATACGATAACTTCCTTGGTAAGAAGGAAGAAGTTGCTAAGCCAGCAGCACTCTTTGAGATTGAAGAGACTGAGGAAGGCGAACGCGAAAAGCTTTGGGTAGGAATGCCCGAGTTTGAACAGAAGGATAATCCTCCGTTCAAGACAATCTATGTTCACTTCCGTAACAAGGAAGACTTTGATGAGTTTGTTATTAGGTATAAAATGCTTGATGCCGAACAGACAATCACACCTAAGACTAAGAGCATGTGGTATCCACACCTTGATAAGGATGAAAACTCGCTCAAGCGTTGGTTCGAAGAATGACGAATCCGACTCATCCAGTTTATATCATTTCTAAAGGCAGACATGAGAGCATGTTTACCTCGCGCTCACTCGCGCGTATGAAAATTCCACATTACATTGCGATTGAACCACAAGATGAAAGTTCTTATGAAGCTGCCCTTGATAATTTCAATATTAGGGATTATGTTACTCTGCTTGTTGCCCCTTTCAGCAACCACGGCGATGGCCCTGGTCGGGCTCGTAATTGGTGTTGGGATCATGCTATTTCAATAGGCGCTGAGAAGCATTGGGTATGCGATGATAACATTTCAGATTTCTACCGTCTACATAAGAACCAACGCATTCGTGTGGAATCTGGTGTAATCTTTAAGGCCGCAGAAGACTTTGTTGATCGCTTTGAGAATGTTCCTATCTCAGGCTTTCAGTATCGGTTCTTCATTGCGCCGAATCAATCATACTATCCATTCACACCAAACACTCGTATCTATTCCACTTTGCTCATCTCTAACGATTGTAAGCATCGTTGGCGTGGTAGGTATAATGAAGACACGGATATTTGTCTAAGGGTTCTAAAAGATGGTGACTGTACTATTCAGTTTAATGCCTTTCTACAAGGCAAGTCTGCCACTCAAACTGTGAAGGGTGGTAATACTGCTGAGTTCTATCACGCGGAAGGTGAACTAGACAGAAGCAAGTGGCGTGAAGGTCAAATGAACGCCACTGGTACAGTGAACAAATCGCAGATGTTGGTCGATATGCATCCCGATGTTGCTAAACTTGTTTGGAAGTATGGACGCTGGCATCACCATGTTGACTATCTTCCGTTCCAAAAGCCAGAGCGGGAATTGAATCCAGAACAGTTACAGATCCGTCGGAATCTCGGTTTGGGTCCAGAAGATAATCGGTTGAGATTGAAACCAGGTGTTGATCTTTCAACTTTACCTAAGGTCAATAACTACGGTATGGTTCTCAAAAAGATATCAAAGACTTAGCCGAACCCAATAAAATCAATGACTTAGCCACCAGCTATGCGTCCAGCGTATGGCTGGTATGCTTTTTGACCACTTGTAAAACCGACTTGTCATCCCCATATATAGTGTATGACAATGGAGAACACTATGACCAAGATCATTCTTAAGCTTGAAGACTACCTTGCTTATAGCACCATGTATGTGACTTTTATTCCCCCGATACTTGCTCTTAAGTTGCAGATTCGTCTTCATAAGATGTTCCCGCGTCTTTTCTCGGATCGCCCGTCTAATCAATCTTATGATTGACAATCGACCCATATTCGTTTAAGATAAGTCCATAATCAAGAGGACACAATGGAAGTTTCACATAATCATAACGCAAAGTCCCAGCTGGCCAAGTTGCTGGCTACGGAAAACATTACGGTTCAACATTCCGCATCGGCCAAGACCGCTTGGTTCGATGTTAAGAACCGCGTCCTGATGCTGCCTGTCTGGCGTGAAATGTCGGATGATCTTTACGATATGCTGGTCGTCCATGAGGTTGGCCATGCTCTGGACACGCCTGGTGAAGACTTTGTAGAGAACCTCAAGGCTATCGCAGCCCGTCTTGGAGAGACTTCCAGCCGTGCTCTGGGTGCTATCAAGGGCTTTGTAAATGTCATTGAAGACGCCCGCATTGACAAGCGCCAGAAGCGCCGCTTCCCTGGTGCCCGTCGGAACTACATCAAGGGTTATGCTGAACTAATCGAAAAGGACTTTTTCGGTACCGCAACTAAGGACGTTAACTCTATGTCCTTTATCGACCGCCTCAACATTTACTGTAAGGGTGGCGTTATGCTTGGTATCAACTTCTCTCCTGAAGAGAAGGTAATGCTCCGTAAGGTTGAAGCGGCTGAGACCTTTGAAGAGGTTCTGGCTCTTACTGAGGAAATCTATCGCTGGTCTAAGCAGCAGATGGAAAATCAGCAGGAAGAGGAAGCCGGCCCGGACATGATGAAAGCCAAGTCTGGCTTCGGTGATGATACCGAAGACGGTGAAGATGGCGATGAAATGGACTTTGGCGATGATGAAGACGCCGAGTCCGATCCTTCGCAGTCCAGCCAGTCTATGGATCAGGATGATGATGGAGACGGCGACGAGGACGAGGACGAGGATGAGCGTAACGGCTCCGCTTCTACCGAAGACGGTGAGAAGGAAGACGGTGAGAAGGAAGACGCTGAGTCCGACGCTGGTACTGCTACCAACGGTGATGATGTTCCCGAGTCCGAGACTGAAAAGGCTTGGCAGGAAAAGCAGAATGACCTAATCATCGATTCCGAATATGATTATGTCTATGCCAAGCTTCCGAAGATCATAGATTATGATCGGACTGT